ACTCACGGAAAATGTTAGAATGTCAGTTAATGCATTTGGTCCTACGTTGTCTCCAACTCCTGTACCCGTTGAGTATCGTAAGGTTAACGTTGTGTTTGATGGAGCTACTCCGTAAGTACGAGTATATAAAAAGTTGCTTGGGTCTAATCCTAAATCTATATCTCTGTCATTTCCGGATATTGAACTTCCCACTAAATCGGGATTAGGTATAAGTTCTTCGTCATTGTTATCACTTATACCTGAACCAAATTGTAGTTCCAATCTGTTGTTACTTTTGAAATTTGCTATAAAACGGTTAGCAGTTTTCTTTAATTTCAGTAAGTATGGTACCTCATCACTATACCCTGAAAGTTCCGGGTCGTTTTTTGCTATGTTCTTAACAGATTCAAATATTGTGTCTTGTGCTAAGTAAGGCACTTCATACCATTTATTATTATCACTGTCAACCACATCAATAATCTCAATTAAATTATCATCAGTGATAGTTATTTTATCATATGGTTTTGGACTACCAAATGTAAAATCTGTTGTTGTAATTTTACCGGAAGTTGCTTTAACTTGTTTTTTAAGTAAGTACCATTCAGGTGCACCTGTTGTTTCGTTGACAGAATAAACGGTTACTTCTGTTGGACTTAAACTACTTGAATAACTAAAGTCAACTGATTCCATTGTTCTAAATTCTGCTGGTTGTTTTTCCGCCTTAACAATCATATCCTGATTAACAACCATTGCATAATTCCAATCCGGTGTAATACTTGGACTAGTTCCTGTTGCGGGAATTAACTGAAACACATCTAACGATACTGTTGACGCTATTGTGTTTTTTGTTTTGTATCCCATTTGACTTGCAAGTGCCATTACGTTTTTAAGTTCACTTGCTTGACCTAACATACCCTCTTTCAAGTTGTGGTCTGTGTAGTAACTTAATACATCACCCACGTATGCAGCCATCTCAATAAACATCATACCTGGAGAGGACTCATTGAAATCGTTGTAAGTGTTTGGAAAATAGTTTTTAGAAAAATCAATTAAGTTTTTACGTAAATCCCCAAAATCTCTACCCACATAGCTGACGTCTTTACGAACTATATCTTTACTCATATGTTTCCTCTAATATTGTTATAAATATACAACCCAAGTGTTCTTTTTCACACTTCGGACAATGTCTATAATATAAACCTTCACGTTCGATTATATTTGTTGGTAACGATTTCATTATAGTTTTTTAATATTACTGTTAGCAATTTGTTTTAAATGGTTTATGTTAACTTGACCTTTTTTATCATAAACTTGTTTCATAATGTTATCAGCTTTTGTAGGTTCTATTTTATATTTTCCAATTAATAATTCTTTCCATTTCATAAATGCTAGTAACGGTTTATTTGTTTTTAATAAACTCATTAAATCTTCACTTGCTTTTGATGAAGTACTCTCGTGTATTAAATCTCGTAATTTCATATATTATCCTTCTTGTATTGTTACACCACCCCCGGCAGAGAGTTCAAGTGTTATTGTTTTGTTTGCTAAGCCAGGTTCAATTCGTATATCAACTGATATCTTAACAGTATTTTCTTCTGACAGGAGATTAACTTTGTCTACTATGATATATGGTAACCAAATACCAATGTCTTGGTTAACAGATATTTTTAACTTTTGTAACAAATCGGGTGTACTGTTATCAAATAAATAATCCCAACCACTCCAGCCAAATTGTGGTTGCATATAACGTTCACCTTTTTTAGTCAACATCAAGTTTTTTAAATTTGATATTGCTTGGTCTTCCGTTGTATAGTTAAGTTGAAATACACTATTTCTTCCGGCAAAAGGTAACGCAACACCTACAGCTACATCTGGTTCGGTATCAATTGGGTCAAATCTAAATTCTTCTCTTGCACGTGCCATTTAATTACTTCTTCTTATTCATTCCTTTGACTAATTCTGTGTAGTCCCTAGTTAAAGCTTTTGTTACTGCATCCGGTATATTTTGAGTTCTTAATGGTCGTCCTTCTGGGTCTGTGGTTGGTAACATTTCTTGTACTGATGGAGTCCCTTGTGAATTAGGAGGTGTCATACCCATTTTCTCAGCCATCATTGCTCTGTAATCTGTTGCGTTTCCACCCATTGGTGCGGAATTACTATTCATTGTTTCTCCACCCATTGTTGGATAGTCAGTGTATTCATCTTCTGCTGGTACATTGTATGAGTTAGCAGTTTCATTTAAAATCCCGTTTAACATTGGATTTTTAGTAAATGTCTTTGTGGTGGGTTGTGGTGATTTACGTCTTTCTTTTTGAAGAACGTTACCCACTAAATCGTCTAGTGAATCTACTTTAGGTTGTGTGGTTTCGTAAACAAGTTCTTGTTTAGGAATTGATTTCTTAATTTCCGCCACAATTTGTTTCTTCATTGTGGTAAGTTCTTTTCGTACGATTTTACCTACTTCTTCTTGTACAACGATTTGTACAATTTTTGCTAGTGTCTTTGCATCCATAATATTATACTTTTAGTTACTAATTAGTTCACTAATAAATATTAAGAAATGAAATTATTAGTTTGGTTTTAAGTCGTCGGGTTTGGTACTTGAATTGTAATCTGCTTTTTTATTTACATATACATACTCACTGTGCCACGTTGCCTTTTGTGAATTGTCTATACCGTAAGTAGTTCTTAGTTTTTGTAATGTAGTGATATTTTCTCCCCAAGGACCTGCACCATCGGGACTAGGTGTTGTACCTGGATATCCGTGGACGTGTGTTGTTAATGTTGTTAATGCGGAATTAACTATGTCCATTAATTCAGCCATACATTTTCGTAAGTCTTCTCCTAGTACAACAGGTTCACCGTTACCTAACGCATCGTTTCCAATGTTAATAACTCCACCCGCTATATTAATTCCTCCACCACTACTATCCAATGATATGCCTAAGTGACTCGCTAATCCAATACCTCCACCACTCCACATAAATATTTCTTTATTACGGGCATTGAATATAAGTCTGTCTGACGTGAGTATTACTTGTTCCCCTTTATAGGTATTTTGTTCCATACCAATGAAGTCCGAAGCAACGTTATCAGGCGTAGCCTTAGTGACAGCAACTTCCTGTGTGCTTGTCATATAAATAGAACTAGCATCGTAGTCTATGTTCTCAAGTATAAATTTATTTGGTTCGGGTTTACTTTTAAATCCAGCATCTGGTTTTTGTCCGTTACGAATTACAGTGATGGCGTCACCGTGAACTCCATCACCTGGTAACCATTGTGGTGTACCTAATGTGTATTTATCATCTTTATCACCCTTTTTTGTGATAGTACTACCAAGTCTTATTGATTGTCCAAACCTACCTTCAATTAAAGTATCACCTTCGTAAACTTGTAATGGTCGTACGTCAGAACTTTCGTTGAAATCTGTTGCTGTGTCATCCGATGCTCCATTTGTTGCGTTACCCGTATTTGCGGTATCAGTACTTCCACCTTTAGTTGACGCTTCAACGGCCGTTACACCTGGAAGTCGATTACTATTAATAGAGGATTGTATATTTAATGTCTGTAAATAATAGTATTCCGTAATGGTTGCTGCCCTAGATGATAAATTGGAAGCTTGAGGCATTATCAATATAATTTCACCTGGTAATGGTGGTTGTTTAAATGTTGCGTCTAGTGGTCGTGCACTAATAGGAAAGTTTGTTTTGTTTGTATTATTTTTATCGTCTAATATACGACATTTTAAACTCCATAATCCTTGAGTGTTTTCGTCAACGTAAACCACATTTCCAACTTCAGCTGCTAACAGTCCACCTTTACTCATTATTCTTCCTCGTCTTTATTTGGTGGCTTTAGTTTTTTCTTAACATCTTCAATTTGCTTTTGTACTATATTCTCTGCAGTCGAATCTTGAACGTCAGCTTCAATTTCATCTAGTTCGGATAACAGTTGTTTTTTCTCTTCTTCAGTTAACAATGAACCACCTTCAAGCCCAGCGTTCCTGTTGGTACTTCCAATTAAACGTTGTACAATCGCAGCCATTTTAACAATAGCATCGTCGTTACGTATAGCAACTTCCATATATTCTTTGATAAGTGGAACGATAACAGTTGCGTCACCTATATTGGTTATAAGTGGACGCAACTCTCCGATTAACATTTTTATCTGTCTATCCTTTTCAGATGATTTATTATAAATGTCCTGAAAGATATCGTTTAATGATTTACCTTTAAATATTTCGTCGTTGCTATCCATATTAATAATTATAGAAAAAACGGATTAATTGTATTGGTTTGTAATTTACCTGTTGCAACAAAGTGTTCAAACTTTTCATTGTATATAGATTTAAGTGTGTTCACTACTTTGGTTACATACTGTTGATCACATCTACTACGTTCTCTGACTAAGACATATAATGCTTTTTTATTATAATCTTCTATTAGTTGTCGATTTCTAAATATTTCCATTACACTATCCGCAATTGAAATATCTCTACGATTATTAAATAAGGTTCCTAGATTTTCATCCACATACCCAATAAACATTTCAACAAATTCTTGTTGGTCAGTTAACATATCCTTGGTTGTTTCTTCCACCATGATATTTCTACTACTGTCCATTTCCAATATGTCACCTGTTATTTTAACTTTAGCGTACGCTTTAATGTTACGTTGAATTAATTCATTTTTAACCATTCTATTAAAGTAACTAAAGGCTTTACCTTTACCCGATTTATACATATGAATTTTTTGAATCATATGTGCTATCAGTTCGTACTTAATATCTTCTGCTGGAAGATCTATATATCCATAATGACCTGTGTTGTAAACTATTTCAGCTAACTTGTAAAACGGATAATGAATAAACCTATTATATATTTTATCCTTCAATCGTTTATCGTCTTCCCCTAGGGTATTATACGCACAGATAGCCATTTCATTAATGTCTGTAAAGTATTTTTTGTTTACTCTTTTACGACCACGTTTTACAGGTGCTTTCAGTGGTGCTTTAACTATTGCTTCTTGTTGTGGATTACTTGGTTTCATCTTCAGTGTTTGTTATTTCGTTTAATTTATATATTACATCACAAAGTCCTTTAAATACAGAACCTACTTCATCTTCGGACTCAAAAGCTCCTTTCGTATCT